GCAGTATTTGCAGTGATATCACGACGTTCAGCACCATCCCAGTCGTTTTGGGCAGGAGAGATGATGAACGAGGGCACGTGCAGATTACCAGTGAGGGAAATGTCGCCCCCCGAATTGCGGGCTTCCTTCGCTGCCTCTTGCATCATTTCACCCTCGAGGCCTTCCGGCGCACGGTGTGCGATTACGGCCTGAACGGCATTGATGAGGCGGTAGTTGCGGCGGGCGTTTTCCTTGCTATCGCCGCGATCCTTCAGCACGGCGACAGAAATAGGAGCGCCGGAGCCGGGTTCGCTTCCGCCGTCGTCCTGACCGCCGTCAGAACCGGCAGCGCCTTGGGAACTGCTGCGAGACTGAATATCTACAGCCGCCTCAAGCCGCGAAACTGTTCGGTCGAGTGATGCAATATTCCGCTGTTCCGAGTCGAAAGCAGGGCCGTCCGTATCCTCGACCCACTCGGCCTTGCCGAGTTTTGCAGAGAGCGCTTCAAAGGCTTTTCCGGCTTGCGCCCGAGCCTCCCGAGCGTCCCGGAGTTGTTGAAAAATAGGTTGATTACTCATGTTTGCAAAAATGAAGTATGATTGAAAAAAGAGATTACAGAGTGCATTTTGCGAGAATTACCCGCGCTTTGTGTTGTCGGAGTTGAAGCAATTCGGCGGCACGCGTTTCGGCTTCTTGCTGCTGCTGTTGCTGCTCCTGCTCCTGTTGAGTTTGCAATTCTTCCTGCTCCATCGTTTCGTCCAGGCTGCGCGCAAACGTGGTGGTGGAAGGGTAGGCGGGGGCGATAACAGGACCAAATTCAGGGATGCGCGGGAAGCGTTTCACGGAGCGAAGTATTACACCGTCTGCCATCGGCGACAGATCGTAGCAATCAGGCGGCAGCGGTGGAAATTGGAAACTGCTACCCTTTGCTTCCCGGCGCTGGATCCGGCGCAATGCTGTCACATGGGTCGGATCTTGCGGGTCGTGATCGTATTCGTACCATGCGCCATGGTCATCCACGCCGTGGCGTAGGTTTGGCGACGAGGCCAAATAATCACGGTGATCAAACAGACTCACAGCATCCGAAAAGTCGGTGTCATTGAATGCGCCCGGCAAAATCTTCTCCCGGAATTTCGTACCCTTTGGCGTGCTCAACACGCGGCTTTCCCGGTTGAAAACCGCCCAATAGCCGAAAACGCGAAGGCCGCCGCCATCTTCGATGGAGCGGACCTCAGGTAATTCGTCACAGAAAAATGGGTCACTGGCCCGGTTGTGCAGGTGCTTCATTGTCAGAAGAATTTTGTTGTTGAGTTTGTGCGTTTGCCTCAGATTTTCCGCGGGCTTTTTCGCCCTCCGAGGAAAGGTATTTTGCAAGGGCTACCTGTACGAGTTGATCCAGCGGCAGCAGGTTGATGTCGCCAAAGAGTCGGTCGCCATCTGGCATCGGCGGTAAGCCAAGTTCTTTCCGGCCTTCGTTCGGCGTCATCATCGACGACGCAACGAGTACGGCCAACCTGTCGGCCTCCGTTTTGCGTACGTTGGCTTCGGTTTCCTTATCCATTTCTAGGTACAGGCTACCGTCGTACCCGAAATAGTAACTTTTGCTCGTGAACTCGCTCGTATAGAATAATTGGGAATTGAATGCCTCCTCAACTTTTTCGCGCCATGGACCGAGGCAGTGAACGAGGTAGTCCTGACTGTGCGATTTCTTCGCACCATAGGTTCCTTTCTGATCCAGTGCCATCATATCAGCCGGCACTTTGAAAATCCGGCAACAGTCCCGAGTGGTAAGGTCATTGAAATCGATCAGGGCAACATCGTTCGGGGTCCATTGCAGATACTGGATTTCCATACCGTCGTCCAGGATGAACGGCTTGCCTGCATTGACAGCCCCGCCATAGTCGGAAACGATATTATCAGACAGAATTTTGCGATCGTCCGCGTCCAAAGCCTCTTTGTACTTCACTGCAATCGAAGGAGTTGCCCGGTTGCCGAATATCGCTTCCGAGTATTCCCTGCTTGCCAAACCCGCCGCAAATGTCGGCCGGTGAACGAGCGTCATTTGCAGGCCTTCCATGGCGTTCAAGGTCACGCCCTTGATATGAATCATGTCCGTGTACGGAACGCGCTCACAAATAACCCGGCCATTGATGTAGCCATTGATTGCATATACCAGGTTGCCCGTGTAGTCATACTCCGGGTAGCACATCGTGTTTGGAATATGCTCCAGCGCATACGGCCGCATCGTGAATTCATCCCGGTAGATTCGGGCATATCCATTGCCGAGGCAGGCATTCGTAATCAACGCGGCAGTAAAATCGAACCAAGTGTAGTAAGGGTGAGGTTTGCCATTGAAAAAGAGGGCCAGATCGTGATTTTTAGCAAGTGATCCGTTGCCTTTGAAAACTTTGCGGTCCAACATGGCCAAGCCTTCGGAGATATACCGAATGGCTGCAAACGCAGGCGGCAGGCTCAACGTCGACTCATCGGTAACGGCAACACCCGCAGGAGATACAGGAAGGAAAGGGAAAGGTTGGTTCGCGTAGTAAGTCCGTTTTTCGGTAACAGGCTGAGACGTGGTTTCAGGCGAAACCACCGCAGCGGGCTGCGTTTGTGTTGCAGGTGTGTCGTCCAAAAAAAGCCGTGTGAACCAATTCGCCATAATACTGGCAAAATTGCACTACAACCGCGCCAATCGTGTGTTTCACGGGTAACACATTGCAGCGCGCGGGCGCGCACTGGCCGGACGCTTATGTTTTCCGGCGCGAAAACTTCCGTACGTGCTGTGCCGGTTCATCCGGTGACGCTCAAAAAGTTCTTCTTCTACCGCAATCCAGGCTTCGCGCTGCGGAGCGCGACAGTTCTGTTTTTCAGAAACCAGGTCCCAAAAACGGGCCATGTAACCATCGATGGTTGTAAGATCGTGATGCATATTATTCGGGTTTTGGAAGTGGAGTAAGTAGAGCAGAGCGCTTGCGCGGCTGGATCTTGAAAACCATGCGCATGAGTATCATATCAAAGTAATCGGGAGAGCGGCGAATCTGGGCTTTCACCTCATCCTTCGGCGTGATCGTCAACCGGCCAGCGGCGTTCTCGCCGGTTTTCTTGTGGGCTTCAAATTCTTCAATAATCAACTGTTGTGTACGCTCATCCTCGCAAAAAATGTAGAGTTCGTGATTTGCAACAACTTCCGACAATGCGTAGGCGCACTGGGCGCGCAGGTTGGCGTAGTTCAGTTTCAAACCTTGCACCTCCAGCGCGGAGGACTGACTGCGGAAGTCGAATGATGATTTGAAGAAGCCTTTCAGGAAGTTACCGACGCCGTTCGTGTCAAAACAGATGTTTTTACCGAAAACCTTGAATTGCTGAGCACTGCGCTCCATGTTTTCCCAGATCATTTTGCCGTCCGACTTTTCCCAGGACTCGATTTTTTCCAGCCGCAGGCCGTTCCACGTTCCTACCCGGAACACGTCCGCACCTTCCATAGCAATATCAGCCGTTTGGTATGCTTCGCCACCTTCGACAAACTTGTTCCGAAACATGTCATACAGATCCTCGTACCGGAACAGTTCGTTTTCGCCTTCGGCATCGTACCAACAACCGCGCAACAATCTGGATCCATGGCGTTTGTCCTGGGCCATCAAATTCCCCTCGTAACCAGCATCTTTTTCAGTCAGTGCAGCATTATCGCCCAGTGTTCCAGGCACGAACGTGACCGTTTTCACATGTTCCGGCCGGTATTTTTCGCGCCCTTCGGCCGGCAGCGCCGCAATCGCTTCCTCCCGACTGTCACCCCAGTAACTGATTTCATTCCACCGGGCCAGGTAGCGCAGTACGCCAGCACGTTCCGGTATCGGCATGCCGCGCAGGTTTTGGTTGTCGTGGTCATCAGGGTAGATCCACCAAGAAATCAGACGCTTCACCCAGCCGCTGGTTTGCGGGTTTGTAGTGGCCCGGATGTACGGTTTTACCCCGCAGGCCGAACGGTTCCGACCAACCAGATACCAGAATTGCCCCGGCGTGAAGTGTATCAATTCGTCAAAGCCAAGGAAAGCAATTTGAGCGCCGTCCCAATCGAATTTGGTTTGCTCGTACTCCAGATGCGAAAAGAGTAGGGTAGCGCCGCTCGGAAATTTCCACTTCGGCGGCTGTTCCGTTGGAGCGGGCGACCGCCCGGCGCCGTCGCGGAGTTTGAGATATATCTCTTTGCTCGTATCCCACAATCCGCCCGAGTTTTTGACCTGCACCGTTGTGCGCCGGAAAATCA